GGCCTTGCCGACCTCTACGGCTCGGACAAAGGCAACATCAAGCACGGTTACACGAAGGTCTACGAAAAACTGATTGCCGATCTGACGCCAAACCGCAAAACCGCACAGCTGCGGGTAGGAGAAATTGGGGTGGCGTGTGGTGCAAGCCTGCGGATGTGGGCAAACCATTTGCCTGCTGCAACGATTGAGGGGTTTGACATCCAGCCCGAGTGCGCAAACCTCTGCAAAGACCTAAAAAACGTCATGATCACGATTAGCGACCCGCGACAGGTTAACCGAGAGGGGTTTGACCTTGTGGTGGATGACGGCAGCCATATTGCCGAAGATGTGCTGGGTAATTTTGTGCATTGCTGGAAATGGGTTAAACCCGGCGGTTATTACGTCATTGAGGACATGGCTTGTACTTACAACGACGCTTACCGCGACAAATACAACAAGCATTTCAGCAAGAGCCTAAAGAACGACCGAGAGTTGATGAAAACGCTATGGGATGCCATCGCCCGCGAAATTGACGCAGGCGTTGGGGCGTACACCGAAATGCGGTATTACCGGCAGATGTGGGTGTTTAAGCGGTGAGACACGCCGCCCGCCGTGACGGCAACGACGCCATCATCACCGACGCCTTGCGCAAGGCAGGCTTTACGGTCACCGATTTCGGTAAGGCAGGCCAAGGCATCCCCGACAAACTCGTGACGAAGCTGCTACCCGATGGCAAATCGTGGGTGTGCTGGGTAGAAATCAAGATGCCGACGGGGCGGCTACGGGAGGCGCAGGAAGCGTTTAAGAACGTCTTTGAGGGTAGGGGTGAGTATTACGTCGCCCGTGACGCAGAGGCCGCTATACGCGATCTCTGGGCGTTATACGACGATGCCATCAAGCCAGAGCAGCGTCGGTAAACATCTGTGCTTTGCGCTTGCCTTTGTAATGGGCGATGACGGGCGAGGGGAACTCGGCGAAATGTTCCGGCAGACAGGCATAACGGTACTCGTCCAGCTTGCGCACAAAAAGCGGCGAGAGGCTGTTGACGTAATCCCGCAAAACCTCCTGATCGCCGTACCACGCTTTGAACTTGTCAGGCAGGGCGGCGTACCGCTCGGCCAAATTGACCCACACGCCCGCATCGGGGGTGATGGTCGCGCAGCCGAGGTACGGGTAAATCTGATCCAACGTCTTGCCCGCATACTCAGAGTAGTCCTGACCGCGCTGGTGGACGTTGAAGATGGCATCGCGCATGAACGTGCGTCGGCAGACCGCGATGATCCCCTCGCCCAAGAGCAACTCGGGGTGAATTGGCTTGCGCACCAGCATATCGGTGTCCATGTAAAGCGCAGGCTGGGCGAGCTGCAACGCTGCAAAGGCTTGCGTGCGCCAGAGCATCAGATGCGCGGGGTCACCGCTTGTCGGGTGCGCCCATGTGACGCCCGGGACGGTGGGGGTCGCGTTGTCGGTAACTTGGATGATTTCAGCGCCGGGATTGTGTTTCCGAAGCGACGCCACCATAGCCGTTGGCATTGAAAGATCGGTGCCAACGTGGAAAAAGACGAAGGTTGACATAGGGAGAAATTAGCATGATTAATTTAAATCGCAAAAGAACGAGCCGCATCATTTGGGAAACGCTGCTGGAAAACACGGTGAGCCAGCCGAAAATTCCGTGGGTGGATCAGCTCAATATGTTGGATGCGCTACGCACGACGGCACAGGCACCGACGGGCAGCATCAGCCTCTCAGCGTTCTGGTGTCTCTACAGCGTCGTGCAGGCGTTAAAGCCAAAGGTGGTCGCGGAGGTTGGCACTTACATCGGCAAATCCACGCTCGCGCTCGTATCTAGCGGGGCGACGGTCTACACCTGTGACCATAGCAACGAAATCAAGCTGCCCTTTAAGGTCAACCAGTACCCGATGAAAGGCAGCACAGAGATGTTTGAGGACATGTTGAAAAACAAGATCAAGGCTGATCTGATATTTCTGGACGGCAGGCTGACCCCGCGAGACATCCGGTTGATGGCAGAGATCGCCCACGGCAACACGGTCGTGCTGCTGGATGACTTTGAGGGCGTGGAAAAGGGTGTCGCCAACGCGCAAATGTTTCAGTACGAGGGGGCAATGCTGGTGTATCCCGCCGAAAAGGACTTGTTGGAAAAGCACGGGCTGCCCGATGAATCCACGCTCGCTATGGTCGTCCCGCACAGCGTCGTGCGGTTGACGAGCCAGTAGCCTCCCATTACCCTCGCAATGCGGAGGTTCTATGTCGCATAAAGACGCTGCCGAGTTTGTCGGGGTATTGCTGCATAGCAGCACCGCCGCGCATTTCCTACATTTGCAGACGGCAAGTTATGCCGCCCACAAAGCCCTCGGCCATTACTACGAGAACATCGTGGGGTTGGCCGACAAGTACGCCGAGGCGTATCAAGGGCATCACGGCATCATCCCGTTGGACGATTATCCAGACGGTTTCAAGGTGCAGAAGGATGCCGCCGACTACGCCAACAGCCTGCTGACGTTCGTGAAGGGCATCCGAGGCGACCTGCCGAAAGACACCGACTTGCAGAACATCATTGACGAGATCGTGGGCGAGATTGCCTCGTTGTCGTACAAGTTGGAGCGGTTTAAGTAAATGGCGATGCGCCGCGAACAGGTTGCTGCTGCGCTGCGTTACCTGCAAGACAAAGCAGACTTACGCGGGCGTTTTCAGCGGGCCACCTCGCTTGACCCTCAAGAGCAAGACTTGGCTGACATTGCCGTAGAGACGGGAGCCAGTTTCATTCCGGGCGTAGGGCAGGCACTTGCCGCCCGTGACGTAGAACGCGCCAGACGCGCTAATGACCCCGCAGGCATGGCGATGGCGAGTATGGGTGCTATCCCCGGTGGGCGGCTCGCAGGGCTGCTGAAGCGTTATGACCCGACCCGCGCTGAAATCTTTATCGGCAAAACCGCAAAAACGTGGGACGAAAAACAAGCAGATCGCGCTTTGGCAATGGAAGCTTATGGCGTTGATCCAGAAACAATTTGGCGGGAAACTGGAACGTTCCGAGCACCAGACAAGGAATGGCGACAAGAAATTAGCGATGTTGGCGCAAAAGGCGTTTACACGCATGTGCCGCCATCCGAACAACGGCTTGCACAAATGGCGCTTGAGCACCCAGAGCTTCTTGAGGCGTATCCAGACCTTGCCAAAATTCAACAATTTGGATTGCGCGAGCCGAAAGCGCGTGGATCGTATGAGGTGACGCACATCCAAACAGAGGATGGGCCGAAGGTGCTTGGCGAGGCAATGGTAGTGCGCGGCCCAGATGAGGAAGCGTTAGCGTCTACGGCATTGCACGAAATGCAACACGCTATTCAACGCCGGGAAGGCTTCCAGCGAGGGGCAAACCCCGCAGAATTTAAGGACAAGAAAATTCCAGCAAATTTGCGCGATGTCGTTTTTTCGCGGTCAATGCGGGAAATGGCGATTGCCAACAAAATGCGGGAATTAGGTTACCCAGTAGCAGAGGGCAAAGTCCTCAACTTGAACCGCCCAGATACGTTTAAAAAAGTTGAGAAATACGCTGAAAGTGATGAGCAATTAGGGCGTTTAGTTGCGGAATGGCAACAAGCCAACGACAAATTGAAAAAATACCCAGACAAATACACGCAATATGCGCGTACTGCTGGAGAAGTTGAGGCAAGGGCTGTTGAAACTCGGCGCAAAATGACGCCCGAAGAACGCCGCGCTACATTCCCATTGAAGTCTTACGATGTACCTCCACAAGATGTCATTGTTCGCAAAGTGAGATAATCTGCGATGGCGAAAGGAATCAAAACAGGTGGCGGCAGCCGAAAAGGCGTCCCCAACAAATCCACAGCGCAAGCAAGAGAGGCGATTGCGTTGTTTGTGGATGGCAACGCTGACCGATTGCAGGGATGGTTAGATCAAATTGCGGAGGACAAAGGGCCGCAAGCCGCCTTTGATTGCTTTACAAGCCTCCTTGAATACCATGTGCCGAAGCTCGCCCGACACGAACACACGGGCAACAACGGCGACAAGATCAAGGTAGAAGTCAGTTGGATGGCTCCCGAGTAGTCATACCGTACCGCCCACGCAAGGCGTTCCTGCCGTTCCACAACCGAACGCAACGCTGGGCCTGTCTCGTCGCCCATCGTCGCGCTGGCAAGACAGTCGCCGCCGTCAACGACATCATCCGAGCTGCTATTACCTACCAAGGGGATCGGGGGCTATTCGCGTACATTGCCCCCTACCGCAGTCAAGCCAAAGCGGTCGCATGGCAATACTTCCAAGAGTTTGCGCAAAGCGTCACGCAGTCTAAGAACGAACAAGAGCTAACGATCACGCTGATCAACGGCAGTCAGATACGCCTCTACGGTGCCGACAACGCGGATGCCATGCGTGGCCTCGGTTTCTCTGGCGTGTACATGGACGAATACGGTGACTTCAAACCCAGCGTATTCGGCAACGTCATACGCCCTGCCCTCTCCGACAAACAAGGCTGGGCGGTGTTTGGCGGTACGCCCAAAGGCAAGAATGCCTTTTGGGAGATTTATGAAACCGCTGCTCGTCTTTCTGGCGAGTGGTTCCTGCTGCGCCTCCCCGCCTCCAGCAGCGGGCTTCTCCCTAGCGGCGAACTAGCCGCCGCCCGGGCGCAATTGGCCGAGGATCA